CTGCGGAAAAAAACGCAGGGCCTTCCAAGCTCTGAGTCCAGCATCGACCCCGCCACCTTCACGCTATGAACGACGCCGACCTCTTCTCCGACCTCGCCCTCGACGCCTCACCCGGGCCGATTGCCGTTGCGTCGCCGCTCGGCCGCGGCCAGCTCGTCGAGCCGCGACTCGATCCGGCCGGAACGGAAGGCGACGATCGCGACGAGGAGCACGAGGACGGCGAGCAGGCCGACGACGCACACGAGGAGCAGGGCGAGCATGGGTTCCATGCTGCCCAGTATGCGCCTGAGACCGTCCAGGCGGAAGGCTCGGCCTTCGGAGACTACGCGGGCCCCCAGATACCGGACGGCTACGCCGATCGCGTCCGCCTGCGAGTCGAAGCGTATGTGTCTGCGATCCTCGGCGGGAAGCTCCGCGTCAACCTCCGCATCCGCCAGGCGGCCGAGCGATGGAATCGCTACCTTGCCGATCCCCGCTTCCGCATGGACTGGGAGGCCGGCGCACGGGTCGTCTACTACCTCGAAACGCTCCACCTCTCCGACCAGGGCGAGCCCGTCCGCCTGATCGAGTGGCAGGCCTGGCACGCCGCGGCGTGCTACGGCCTCCGCTGGGCTGCCGACGGCCGTCGCGTCATTCGGCTCTCCGTCGTCCAGGTCGCACGCGGCGCGGGCAAGAGCACCTACTGCGGCGGCCTCGTGTGCTACGAGTTCCAATGGGGCGGCCGCGGCTCGCGGATCTATGTGATCGCGAACAAGATCGACCAGGCGAAGATTGTCTTTGCGGCGGCCGACAACGCTTTCCGATCGACCTACCCGGACCTGCACGAGGAGTGCGGTCGGCACAATCGCTTTGTCGACGCCGATCGTAATGTCGAGTTCAGCTATGCGATTGCGAAGGACAAGACCCTCGACGGCCTCAAGCCCCGGCTCTGGATCGGCGACGAGGCGAGCGAGTGGCGCGGCCGCTTCCTGACCAAGGTCACCACCGCGGCGAACAAGATGCCCGTCAGTCTCGGCGTGATCGTCACGACGCCCGGCGACAACAAGGACCTAATCTACACCTCGGAAGTCGTCGACCTGGCTCACCGCGTTCTCGACGGCGAGCTCGACTTGCCGACCAACTTCTACCTGCTCTTCGGCCTCGACGAAGAGGACGACCTCGAAGACGAGGCGGCTTGGTGGAAGGCGAACCCGGGATTCCCCTCCGTGCCTCCCCTCGCTTCGCTCCGCGATGCGTGGCAGGAGATGCGGCTGTCGCCCGTCAAGCGTGGCGAGTTCGCCCGGTTCCACGGCGCCCGGTTCTCCAGCCAGGCGAACCGATGGCTTGATATGACCTACTGGGACGAGGCGAGCGACTCGATACCGCTCTCCGAGATGAAGGGCCGCCCGGCATGGCTGGGCCTCGACCTGTCGAAGGCCTTCGACCTCTGCGCCCTCGTCGCGGCCGTTCCGCTCGACGACGGCCGCGTTGCGCTCTACGGCCGCTACTGGTGGCCCCGCGAGTCGGCTCTCAACCGAGAAGTCGAATGGTCGGTTCCGCTGCGAAAGTGGGAGTCCGAGGGCCGAATCGTGCTCACGCCAGGCCGCTCGATCGCCTATCAGCCGATCCTCGACGAGCTGCTCGGCCTCCGTCGGCTGCTCGATGTCCGCAAGCTCCTTTTCGACCCTTGGAACGCAGGCTATTTCGCCGAAACGCTGATTTCCGAGCACGGCTATCCGGCGGAGCAGTACCGGCTCACCGACGCCAACTTCGTTCCGGGCTGCCAGGAGTTCCAACAAATGTGGGTGCGCCGCGCCTTCGTTCACGGCAACTGCCCGATCCTCCGGCGTTGCTGCGCTGACGCAGGCGCGAAAGAGTTCTCCAACGGCTACGCCCGGATCATCAAGAGTTCCAAGAGGGCCATCATCGACGGCCTCGTCTCCTCTGTTCTCGCCGTGCACGGCTGGTGCGCCATGCGAAACCAGCATGGCAGTAGCTACGGCGTGGCCGCCAAGCAGGCCGAATCGTCCGGCGAGGCTCCGACCATTCTTATGTAGCCTCTCTGTAGACCGCGTTACAAACTTGGATTCGCAGACCCGCGTTTGCATTGACGGCTTTCTACGCCTCGTCAAGATGCGACGCACCGCCGATGCGATTCCTCGCTTCCATCTCGTCGATGCTCGGGCTCTTCCAGCGATCGGCTACCCCGACGCTCAACGATGTCCAGGCCGAGCTGCTGAAGGCCATGACGGCCTCGGTCACGACCGGCATCACCGTCGATTCCGCGATGAGCATCCCGGCCGTTTGGCTGGGCGTCTGCACCCTGGCGAACGACGCAGGACGCGCCCGCAAGCGTGGCGGCAACGGCATCGTGGACGCCATCGTCCGGAGTCCAAACTCGCGGCAACCCGCCTCCGAGTTCTTCCGCTCGATGACCCTCCGAGCGGTCTGCCTCGGGAACGCCTACGCCAGGATCATCTACGACCAGGCAGGCATCCCCGTCGGTCTCGTGCCGATTGATGTCACGACTCTCGAATGGAACCAGGACCGCACCGCCTGGACCTATCGAGCGAACGACGGATCGACCCTCAGCCCGAGCGATGTTTTCCACCTTCGCGCCCCAGGCTTCGACGGCATCGTCGGCCTTTCGCCGATCCGCACCTGTGGCCCATCGACGCGCGTCGCGGTCCAGGCGATCGAGCTGGCGCTCGAAGTCTTCTCCAACGGCGGCCAGTCGAAGATCGCCGCGGTGGGACCAGGGCAGTACAACTCGGCCACTACGAAGCTGATCTTGGATTCGTACGCCGCGAATCACACTGGCCCAGGCTCTGGCCGTCGGCCGCTCGTGTTGTGGGACAACATGCAGCTACACAAGATCGGCGCGACGCTCGACGATGCCCTCTGGGCGGATGTCTCTGCGTTCAGCGTCGAAGAGGTCGGCCGCATCCTGGGCATCCCGCCCGCGCTCCTCGGTTCCCCGAATCCAGGAGCGTTCGGCCGCTTCGAAGACCTTGCCCGGGCCTACCTCTGGACGGGCCTTTCGCCTTGGCTGGAAGCGTGGGCGTCCGAGGCCGAGCACAAGCTCGGCGCGCGCATTGACTTCGATGTCAGTCGCCTCTCTCTGCCGTCGATGGCGGAGACCGCGACGGCCTGCCGCACCTTCATCGAGTGCGCCATCCTGAATCCGAACGAGTGCCGTGAGCTGATCGACAAGCCCCCATATCCGGGCGGCGAGGTCTACTCCCAGGCGAAGAACCTCGGGACCGGCGGAGGCACCTCCAACGCTGGCGTCGACACCTCCGTTGAGGCTACGGGAGCATGATCTACCGCCGCGCCATCTCTGACCTTGCCGTCGCCGAGCGAACGCTCTCCGGGCTTCTCATCCCCTACGAGCAGCGCTCCGCCGTCATTCTGGATCGGCACGGGCTCTACACGGAAACGATTGCTCGCGGCGCGTTCGACGCTTCGCTCGCGCTGCCTTCGTGGGCGTTCTACTTCCACAATCCAGCCTCGCATCTCCCCCTCGGACGCAGCGGCGCGAACATGAATCTCCGCGCCTCGCCCGAGGGCATTCACTTTGACTTGACTCTTCCCTCGACGACGCTCGGCAACGATGTGCTCGAGCTTCTCCGCGCCGGCGTGCTCACCGGAGCCGTGAGCGCCGGCTACAACGCTCCCGCGTCCCAGGTCGTTTGGGAGGGAAGCGCGACGCCGCGGCATCGCCGCGTTCTCGGCGGCTCGATCAAGGAACTTTCGATTGTGCCTGCTGGAGCGTTCCCGCAGGCCACCTCGCAACTTCTCGACCCGGAAGGGAAGTGGCGCGAACGCAAGTGGCAAGCCCGGAAAGGAATGGCAAATGCCGACTCTCAAGGAACTCCATGACAAGGTTGCTACCGCTCGCGCCGCTCAGATTGCGGCGATCGAGCGAGCGGAGCGAGAGAACTACTCGAGCGGCGAGGCCGAGGAAGCGTATCAGCGTGCTGATACCGACCTCACGACCGCTCTCGCCGAGCTTGAGGCCGCGAAGAACTGGCAGAAGCGCCGCGACTCGCTCGTTGGCTCTGGCGGCGTTCCGCACGCCAACGGCTCCGACGAGGATTCGCAGCGCTCGGCGTTCTACGCGCAACTTCTTTCGGCCTGTGCGGCCTGTGACCCGAGCTTCGTCGCCGACTCGCAGCGTGTTCTCACCACCGGCTCGACCGGCGTGCCGATCCCGACTTTCTGGGAAAAGACGCTCGTCGAGCTTCGCGACAACTTCACTTGGGTCATGGGCCTTGCGAATGTCGTCGATGTCCCCGCGGGCGTCGGCGCGTTCAAGATCGCGAACGAATCCGCGCTCCCTACCGTGAGCATGGTTGGCGAGAACGGCTCTGCGCTCGCCGCGAGCGATCCGACCTACAAGGCTCTCATCGATGTCACTCCGCGCGACACGCTGGTCAACACCGATCTTTCGGTCCAAGGCCAGCTTCGTTCGATGCCGATGCTCGATGCCCAGCTTCAGCGGCAGCTCGCGCGAGCCGAAGCGCTGAAGATGGAACAGCAGGCCATCGCCGGAGATGCCTCGACCAACAACTGCAAGGGCCTCCAGTCCTGGATCGCTTCCGGGCAGATCATCGAGACGACTGCGGCCGCCTTCACCGGTTCCGCTGCCGTCGACAAGATCAAGGACACCTTCGACAAGCTCGCCGAGCAGTATCGCGTCGGCGCCAGGACCGCGTTCGTGGGCACCTCGACGATCATGTCGCTTATCCGCAAGCTCAAGGATTCGGTTAATCGCTACTACTGGACGGTCGGAGAGTGGAATCCCGATCTCCGCAAGTACAACCCCGGCGTGCTCCTCGATCGCCCGGCGATGGAGTCCGCATACGCCGTGCATGCCGTCGGCGCGTCGGCAAAGCCCAATCTGATCTTCGGAGACTTCGAGTACTTCCACCTCTACAAGTGGGCGTCGACTGGCCTCCTGATCGACCCCTACACGAAGCGCCTCCAGCTCCTCGTCAACTTCTCGCGGCACGCAACGATGGATGTGGTCGTCACCAATACCGACGCGTTCGCCGGCCTGCGGTTCACCGCCTAACACGAGCCGCGGCGAGGCGAGCGCTCTACGCCTCGCCGCGGTTTCTCTCTCTCTGCGCCGCAAGGCGACCCCCTCACGCGGGCTGAGGGCCCGAAGGGGCCCGAGGCCTTTTCCGATGCGACCGCTCACCCTCGACAACATCAAGTCGGAACTGAAGGTAGAGACCTCCGACGACGACGCGCTCCTCACCTCGCTCGTGACGCGCGCTATCCGCATCGTCGAGGACATGACGCATGTCTGCCTCCGGCCTGTCGATGTCACGATCTCGCGCGAGTCGCTGACTGACTTCCTGATCCCCCTGGCTCCGCTCCGCAGTGTTGCGGCCGTCAAGTACATCCAGGACAGCGACGGCACCGAGGTTACGCTCTCCGCCGACTCCTGGTACGCGACGGATGTCGACTCACCGTTCACGCGGATTCGCTTCCGAGGCTCGCTGCCCCGCGATGTTCGACCCGGGACGGTCAAGGTCTATCTCTCTGTCGGCTCCGACACGCTGCCCGACGGCCTTGTCCCCGCGATCGTCGGCCTCGTCGGGCACCTCTACAACAACCCCGAGGCGACTGCCCCGATCGCGTTACAGGATGTTCCGCTGTCGTTCCGCGCGCTGATCCAGCTCTACGCCAGGCATGGGAGCGCCCTTTGATCTCCGCAGGCCGCCTACGACACTCGGCGATCGGCTTCCGATCGACTGCCCGATCGGCTCTCAACGAGCCGAAGACCTGGGCGGCGTTCACGGGCCCGATGCGATGCGACTTCCGCGAGGAGTCGCAAACTCAGGGCGAGCAGGCCGGCGGCGCTGTCACCGTCACGCGCTGCGAGGTCCGCTTCCGCTGGGACACCTGGCGGGCCTCCGGACTGACGGCGACCGATCGGCTCCTCATCAACGCCAACGGGACCACCCGAACCGTCTCGATCGAGGGCGTCGTCAATCTCGACCAGGCGAACC